AACCTAAACGATGCTGATCTAGAGCTTTTAATTTATTTTGACTGTATGGATTTATTCACACGTCAAGACTTTTTAAACGGTACTTATACATATTCTTGGGATAAAAGAAGATGGCAAAGACTCGTAAGAGAAGGTTGGATAACAGTGTGGAGACACAGAAATAATACAACACAAAAATATAGCTTGTATAAGACCTCGGTTAAGTGTAAGCTTTTAATAAACAAAATATATAGAATATTACTAGGTCAAGAAGATTTACCTACAAGTAAACAACGTAACGTTATTATGCAGGGTAAAACCTACACTGACAAAGTAATGAAAAAAGCAATAGAACTAATTAATAAAGATAAAACTAGATAAAATAAAACAAAATGGCATACGGAGATATCACAGGCAGTGCTCACATTGCAAACAGTCAGTACAGAGAAAAAAACGGTGTAGAAACCGTTAATAGAGCTGTTGTACTAAAAGACGCAAGTACTAAGGGTAGTGCTGCAATAAATTACCTAAGTAATCATTTAAACTTAGGACAACTAACAGATGTTAAAGCTTCTAATAGAGCTGGTTTATACGTTGGAACACAAGGAGATATTTGTGTATTGCTTTCTGGGCAAAGCGCACCTATATCAACTGGCACAGCTGATACTAATTCAGTTAATGTGTTGTCAGATAGCACTGCTAGCTTTGTTACGGATGGTGTTCAGTTAAGAGACATAGCAGTAAACACTACAGACGGCGGCGATTTTGCTGCTTTTATTAGCGCAATACATGGTAGTGGCACAAACGTATCTCTTGTAGATATTGACAACGCAAACTCTGATAAATTTCCTGATGGAAACGAAACATATGAAATATACAGAGCTGTATTATTTCAAAATGTAGCAGCAGGATCATTACTACCAATACAAGTAGATAGAGTATTTGCTTTAGGCACAACCGCGGACGACATTATAGCACTTTACTAATATGCCTGTTCTTGGATTAAGACCTTTAATGACATACTGGACTAATATGCAAAGTTCAGACGTAGTGTTAGGCGGATTTGCCTTAACGTGTGATTATACAGAAATACTATGTGACTCTGCACTGTTTTCATGTGATCAAACTATAATGTAAAAAAATTAAAAAATAAACAATAAAAAATGGCTGAAATACAAACAATTAATATAGGCTCTTCTGCTAATGACGGTACCGGGGACACAATTAGAGCCGGTATGGACAAAGTTAATGACAACTTTGCAAACTTTAAAATAGAAGGTACTAATTTTACAAGTAGCATCCTTATTGGTCACAGCACTACTGGAACTCTTAACGCAGCTACTGGTAACACTGGTGTTGGTATTGCTGCTTTAGACGCTATTACATCTGGCGACTATAATACTGCTGTAGGTAATTTAGCTGGTACAGCTATTACATCAGGTGTAGAAAATACTATTATTGGTGGTTTAGCAGCTGATGCTTTAACTATTGGTCATTATAATGTAGCTTTAGGCTATAAGGCTTTATCAACATCAGTTGATGGTGATAACAATACAGCTATTGGTTATAAAGCACTAGAAGGTTACGAAGACGGTAATGGTAATGGTCACAATACAGCTGTAGGAGCAAATTCCCAACTAAATTCTTCAACCGGTGAGTTTAATACTTCACTTGGTAGTTCATCTATGGGTTCTGGTGTTACAACTGGAAATGATAATGTTGCTATTGGCCATGGGTGTGGAGCTTCTATATCAAGTGGTAGTAGTAATGTCTTAATGGGTAAAAACGCGGGTGATGCTATAAGCACAGGATCAAACAATGTAGCTATTGGACAGTTTGCTTTAAGTACAGAGAACGGTCATGGTAATAACGTGGCTATAGGTACAAACGCTTTATTAGATCAAGACGCAGGCGCTACCGGTTATAACGTAGCTATTGGACATGACGCCGGTGAAAATATTTCAACAGGTGTACAGAACGCTATAATAGGTGGTCTATCGGGTGACGCTTTGACAACTGGATCTAGAAACGCTGTTTTAGGATATAATGCATTAGGTACTGAAGATGGGCATGGAAGAAATGTAGCTGTAGGATATCAAACTTTAAAAACCCAAAACACTGGGGAAGATGCTTATAATATAGGTATTGGTTATGAAGCTGGTAAAAGTATTACAACAGGTGTAAGAAACACTATAATAGGCGGGCTTGCTGGTGATGCTATAACTACTGGTGGTAGTAATGTAGCTATAGGCTTTCAAGCAATGACCGCTAGCCAGTTTGGAAACAACAGTGTAGCAGTAGGTCACACTGCTTTAACGGCTATGATTCCTAGTGATGGCGCAGGCAATGTTTACAACACAGCTGTTGGTTATCAAGCGGGTAAAGCTGTTACGACAGGTCTTTATAACACTATATTAGGTGGTCAAGCGGGTGATGCTTTAACAACCGGAGATAATAATATAATAATAGGTTACGCTGCCGCTGCGTCTGCTGTAGGTGTTGATAACACAACAGTTTTAGGTACAACTGCAACTCTAGACGCTAAAGTACACGGTTTATGTAAACCTGTTATTTCAGCAAATGCAAACATTGCTGCTGCAGCTGCTTTTCCAAACAGTATATTTGTTTTTGGAGACGCTGATGGTGCTACTGTAACTTTACCAGATTCTGGTGATGGATCTCAAATAGGTAAAACATTTGAGTTCGTAGTTACTGTTACCGCAACATCTAACGCTCATAAGGTAGTATTTACAGATACAACTAATGAAAAAATATATGGTCAAGTAGTTGCAGTAGATACTGATACAAGTGATGGTGATGCTGTTTTTGCAGCGCAAGCAGGAGACAATTTTAGCGCGCTAAGCTTAAACGGAACAACAACCGGCATTATAGGGTCTAGGTTTACATTAACAAACGTAGCGGCTGATGTATGGTTTGCAGAAGGTTTTATTCACCACACTGGAGACGCGGCTACACCGTTTGCAACATCATAAGTAAAAAAACAATTAGAAAATAAAAAATAAAATGGATTACACACAAGAAAAAGCAACAATAGACGTGGCAGCATCAGTAGATAATATTGTAATCTGTGAAGAAATTCAAGCTATAGCTGAAGCCGATAGAACTGAAGATCAAGTTGGAGATTTATTTAGAAGTGAAAGGCATTTAAGATTAAAAATGGCTAAATCTTTATTTGTATCTACACTTTCTACAGATCAAGCAAATCGCATTGCTGCTTTAAATTTGTAACAAAAGATGGCTAAACTTAATAAAAAATCTATGGCTTGTAATAAGCCTAGAAGAACTCCTAAACACAGAACTAAGTCTCACGTAGTTAAGGCTTGCTCTGGTGGTACAGAGAAAATTATTAGGTTTGGTCAACAAGGTGTCACAACGGCTGGTAAGCCTAAAAAAGGTGAATCAGCTAAGCAAAAAGCAAGACGTAAAAGCTTTAAAGCTAGACATAGAAAAAACATAGCTAAAGGTAAACTAAGTGCAGCTTACTGGGCTAATAAAGTTAAGTGGTAATGAGTAAACCAAAAAAGAAATTTAAAGAAACAAAAGTTGGTAAGTTTTTAATAAACAAAGTACCAAGCATATTAGGTGTTGCAGGTGATTTACTACCTGACGCCGGCGTGCTAGGTATGGTTAAAAGTCTTATTGAAAAAGAAGATCCAGCTGTATTACCGCCTGAAGATAAAGAAAAAGCTTTAAAATTATTAGAGCAAGATATGGTAGAGATGCAAGAGGTATCAAAGCGCTGGGATAGTGATATGAAAAGCGATTCATGGCTTAGTAAAAATACCCGTCCACTTACCTTAATATTTTTAACTGTATCTATGGTTTTGTTAATATTTTCAGACAGTATAGGTGAAAGCTTTGAAGTTGACTCAGGATGGGTTGATTTACTCAAGTCTTTACTTATAACAGTATACGTAGCATACTTTGGCTCTAGAGGCGCTGAGAAGTTTAAGTCAATAAGTAAATAAACACTAATATAAGTGATTAGTATATAGTAAATTAAATAATAATTAAATCAAATAAAAATGAGTACTAAAATAGAAGAAAAAGAGTTAGAACAACTAGTAGCACAACAGTCAGTTAAAGCTGGATTAATTTCAGATATTGGAGCTGTAGAAGCTAGAAAGCACGAGCTGCTACATGCATTTGCAGAAGTTGTAACTAAGTCAAAAGAGTTAAATGAAACTCTAGAAGAAAAGTACGGTAAGATTACAGTTAATCTTGAAGACGGATCTTACGAAGAAATCGTAGAAGAAGATGGCCAAGCTGATTAGAAAAATTAGTATAGGCTCAGATTATAAAAATGAAGCAATGCATTACTCCGTAGGTCAGCAGGTTTACGGAGGTCATTGCATATCTGATATATTGCACGATCAAAAAGACGGATCATATAATATATACATAGAAAAAAACAATGAAGTCATACCTTGGAAAAAGTTTAATTCTAACATGGCTATATCAATTGAATATAATTTAGAGTACTAATGCAGAGTTTATATAGCTTCATTATACAACCAAAAAACGGTAGGTATACAAATGAAGTAGAAGTTGGTGATAAAAAACTAATTGTCAACACAACAATGGACGATCACAAGTTTGTTAACCGAGTAGGTATTGTAATGTCAGTACCCTTAATTGGTGATACAGATTTAAGCGTTGGAGACGAGGTTATAGTTCATCATAATGTGTTTAGAAGGTTTTACGACGTAAGAGGTAATGAAAAAAATAGTACTTCATATTTCAAAGAAGATATGTACTTTTGTTATTACGATCAAATATTTCTATATAAACACAACAACCAGTGGAAAGCACCTGGTAATTTTTGTTTTGTAAAGCCTATACTTAAAAAAGAAAAACAAATTATAAGCGATGAAAAAGAGCAAAAGCGTATTGGCATACTAAAATACGGTAATAGCTCGTTAGAAGCGTTTAAAATACATGAGGGGGATCTAGTTGGATTCAGCCCTAGCAGCGAATACGAGTTTATCATAGATGAAAACAGATTATATCGCATGCGTACTAATGATATTACAATTAAATATGAATACAAAGGAGACGAAGTTGAATATAATCCAAGCTGGGCAAAAGGCTGTGGACGAACTTATTAAGGTAGCTAAGGAACCTATTGTAGATTCAGGAGATGACATAACAGCTGACAGACTTAAAAATGCTGCAGCTACTAAAAAGCTAGCTATATTCGATGCGTTTGAAATACTAACAAGAATACAGCTTGAAGAGGAAATGTTAAATGAAAAGCCTAAAAAAGAAACTAAAGAAAAAACTTTTAAAGGCTTTGCTGAAGGTAGGTCAACATGAGCTACAAACAAACTCTAGTAAAAATACTAAAAGAACACATAAAAGCTAAGGTATTAAAAAATAAAAATAGATACAAGAAGTGGGAATACGGATATAACAAAGAATACGATATGGTTGTTATATCTAAAACAGGTGAAATAGGTGAAGTATATGAAATACAAAACCTTAAAATAGCATTACCAAAGCCCGTAAATATAAAAAAATTTAAATCTAACTCTTGGCAACATACCGAATATCCTAAAGATCTTCAAAGAATAAAATCTGTGTTTGATTGGGAAGAATATCCTGAAGAATTTAAAGAACAATGGTATGATTACATCGATAATGAATTTACTTATAGAGAAAAAGGTTTTTGGTTTTACAACAAAGATGTTGCTACTTACCTTACTGGTACTCACTATATGTACTTGCAGTGGAGTAAAATTGATGTCGGTCAACCGGACTTTCGCGAGTCAAATAGATTATTCTACATCTTTTGGGAGGCATGTAAGGCCGATGTACGATCTTATGGATTGTGCTACCTTAAGAATAGACGATCTGGATTTTCATTTATGGCATCAGGCGAGGTGGTTAACCTGGCAACCATATCAAGTGATTCCAGATATGGCATTTTATCAAAGAGTGGACCTGATGCGAAGAAGATGTTCACAGATAAGGTGGTACCGATATCAGTCAATTACCCGTTCTTTTTCAAACCGATTCAGGACGGTATGGATCGACCAAAGACCGAACTTGCCTATCGCGTACCCGCGACCAAGTACACCCGTAAGAAGCTCGAGACCAACGAATCATTACGTGAACTCGACGGTCTTGACACCACGATCGACTGGAAGAACACCGGTGACAACTCGTACGACGGTGAGAAACTCAAACTACTCGTCCACGACGAAAGCGGTAAATGGGAGCGTCCGACGAACATACTCAACAACTGGCGTGTCACGAAAACCACGCTAAGATTAGGTAGTAGAATTATTGGAAAGTGTATGATGGGTTCAACAAGCAACTCATTAGATAAAGGTGGAGACAATTTTAAAAAGCTTTATTATGACTCAGATATTACACAAAGAAACCGCAATGGACAGACTAGCTCAGGATTATATTCTTTGTTCATACCTATGGAATGGAACTACGAAGGATATATTGATATGTATGGAGCACCTGTCTTCGACACTCCGAACAAACCGGTACTCAATGCGTATGGCGACGAGATCGAACAAGGAGTAATAGAGTACTGGGATAACGAAGTAGAAGGTTTAAAAAACGATCAAGACGGTTTAAACGAATTTTACAGACAGTTTCCACGTACAGAAAGTCATGCATTTAGAGACGAAGCAAAACAATCGCTTTTTAATCTAACTAAAATATACGAACAAATAGATTACAACGATGATATAACTAGATCATCACTTGTCACGCTAGGTTCGTTTCAATGGAAAGACGGTATTAAAGATAGCACTGTAGAATTTATGCCTAATAAAAATGGCAGGTTTAAAGTTAGCTGGGTACCAAAGCTAGAAATGCAAAACAGAATAAGACTTAAAAATGGTATTAAGTTTCCTGGTAATGAACACGTTGGAGCATTTGGTTGCGACAGTTACGATATATCAGGTACAGTTGACGGTATAGGATCTAACGGAGCATTACACGGGCTTACTAAATATTCAATGGAAGAAGCACCTGCTAATAGCTTTTTTTTAGAGTATGTTGCTCGGCCACAAACAGCTGAGATATTTTTTGAAGATGTACTTATGGCTTGTGTTTTTTACGGCATGCCAATACTAGCAGAAAATAATAAACCAAGACTGTTATACCATTTTAAAAGAAGAGGTTATAGAGGCTTTTCAATGAACAGACCTGATAAAGTTTACAGTAAGTTATCTGTAACAGAAAAAGAAATAGGTGGTATACCTAACTCTTCGCAAGATATGAAGCAGTCACACGCTGCTGCTATAGAATCTTATATAGAAAAAAACGTAGGGTTTAACAGCGAAGGATGTGGCGATATGTATTTTAATAGAACATTAGAAGACTGGGCAAGGTTTGATATAAACAACCGAACTAAGTTTGATGCGTCAATAAGTTCAGGGCTTGCTGTAATGGCTTGCAATAAAAACCTTTATACCCCAATCCAAGAAAGACAAGTTAAAAGTATAAACCTTGGAATTAAAAGGTACGATAATAAAGGATCAAGATCTAAAATAATTTAAAATAAATGATTAATAAAGCTATAAAGAGTTCTTTTCCCAGCCAAGCGGTTAGTGATTTAGAGAAGATGAGTGCAGAGTACGGCGCTAAGGTTGGTAGAGCTATAGAGCATGAGTGGTTTAATACTAAAGATGGTTACGACGGTAAAAATGGATCAGGTAGATATTCAACGTCAAAACAATCATTTCACTCATTAAGACTATACGCTAGAGGAGAACAGTCTGTTAGAAAATATAAAGACGAATTATCAATTAACGGTGATTTATCTTATTTAAACCTAGACTGGAAACCAGTGCCTATTATACCAAAGTTTGTTGACATTGTTGTTAACGGCATGGCTGATAGATCTTACGACATTAAAGCATACTCTCAAGATCCAGCGTCAATACAAGAGCGTACAAACTACGTTACTAAAATAGCTGAAGACATGCAAGCTAAGCCTTTTAATGACGCAGTAGCTGGTCAACTAGGTATAGATATATATCAAACAGATCAAAGCAAACTACCTGAGTCTACAGAAGAATTAGAGCTACACATGCAGCTTGATTACAAACAGTCTGTAGAAATAGCAGAAGAAGAAGCTATTAATAGTATTTTTGATAAAAACAAATACGAGCTTATATCTAGACGAGTTAATAACGATTTAACAGTTATAGGTATTGGTGCTGCTAAAAGTTCTTTTAATAAAGCAGAAGGTATTAAAGTAGAATATGTAGATCCAGCTGATTTAGTTTATTCTAATACAGACTCACCTTACTTTGAAGACATATACTATGTAGGTGAAGTAAAAGAAGTCTACTTAAACGAGCTTAAAAAACAATTTCCAGAGCTTACTGATGAGCAGCTAGAGTCTTACAAAGGCTACAACTCTTCTTATAGTAATACTGCTTACAACTCTAAAGCTGACGAGGACAATACAGCGACAGTATTATACTTTGAGTATAAAACATATGCTAATCAAGTTCACAAAATTAAAAAGACTGCTACAGGCGGCAGTAAAGCTATAGAGAAAAACGATACGTTTAATCCTCCAGCTTCTGATGACTTTGAAAAAGTAGATAGAGCTATTGAGGTTATTTACGAAGGCGCTAAAGTAATTGGTAGTAAAGAGCTTTTAAAGTGGGAGCTTAAAAAGAATATGATAAGACCAAAAGCAGATACAACGAAAGCTCAAATGAGTTATGCTATCTGTGCGCCGCGTATGTATGAAGGTCGTATTGAAAGTTTAGTAAGTCGCATGACTAACTTTGCTGATATGATTCAGCTTACGCATTTAAAGCTACAACAAGTATTATCTAGAGTAGTACCTGACGGTGTTTACTTAGATGCAGATGCTTTAGCTGAAATAGATTTAGGTAACGGCACTAATTACAATCCGCAGGAAGCACTTAACATGTACTTTCAAACTGGTAGTGTAATTGGTAGATCTATGACACAAGACGGTGATATGAATCGCGGTAGATTACCTATTACGGAACTTAATTCAAATGGAGGTAATAATAAGATCAGTGCGCTTATAAGCACTTACAATTATTATTTACAAATGATGCGTGATGTCACTGGTTTAAATGAAGCTAGAGACGGAGGCGTACCAGATAAAAATGCTTTAGTAGGACTGCAAAAATTAGCTGCAGCAAACTCTAATACAGCAACAAGACACCTATTGCAATCAAGCTTGTATATAACCCTAACAATGGCAGAGTGTATTGCAATGCGAGTGTCTGATGTTATAGAGTATTCACCAACTAAAGAATCATTTGTTAAAACGCTAGGAAAGTTTAACGTTTCTACATTAGAAGAAATGGCTAACTTACACTTGCATGATTTTGGTATATTTTTAGAGCTTGCGCCAGATGAAGAAGAAAAAGCTAAACTAGAAAATAATATTCAAGTAGCTTTACAGTCTGGTCAAGTATATTTAGAAGATGCTATTGACATTAGAGAAGTACGTAATATTAAGCTAGCTAATCAACTACTTAAAATACGTAGAAAAAAGAAACAAGAGCTAGACCAACAACAGCAACAACAAAATATTCAAGCTCAAAGCCAAGCAAACGCTCAAGCCGCACAAGCAGCTGCACAAGCAGATATGCAAAAGCAACAAGCTCTTACAGAGTCAAAAGCTCAATTAGAGCAAATGAAGTCGCAGCTTGAAATAGCTAAAATGGAAAGAGAAGCTCAGATTAAAAAAGAGCTAATGCAATACGAGTTTGAAATTAATAAACAATTACAAGAAGGTCAACTTGCTGTTGTAAAAGAAAAAGATAAGTTCAAAGAAGATCGTAAAGATGAAAGAACTAAAATACAAGCATCACAACAAAGTGAGCTTATAGATCAAAGAAAAAACAACGCACCGCCAAAAAGCTTTGAGTCCGCAGGACAAGATAATTTAGGTGGATTTGGACTTGAACAGTTTGAGCCGCGTTGAAAATAAACAAACAATTATATAATATTTTATCATGTCAGAACAAACACAACCTATAGAAGAGGTAGTAGAAGAAACAGTTCAAGAAACTAAAGCTGTAGAAGAAACACCTCAAGAAGATA